TGGTTTTGGTGTAATAACAATTGCAACAGCTTTTGTTGGTGAAGTATCAACAGTTTTGATTACATAATGTGAATTGGAGTATAATCCAACAACAGTATCACCAACATTAAGTCTTTGATTTAAATCAGTAACAATCAATTGACCTGCGGATGTATTACTGAAGTATACAACTTTGCCTGTTGTTTTCTTATTGATAACACCAATATCTTCTCCGGTTGTAAAGAAACCGGATTTACCATTTGCATAATCAACAAAAACTTTCTGTGCATCCAGATTAGTGGAGTCCGTATATATGTTGGCGTTTGCTTGTAGAATTAATCCACCGTTATCTTGAATAACTGGTGGCCAAATATAAGCTTTTGCTGTAAAGTTTAAGTTCCAAATAATCAACCTTGTATTCATCATATCACCTTCATAATCAACTTCAGATGATACTGAATTTAATATAATAGGCATATCATACAGTTGATCCATTTCCTTAATAAAATCTACCGTAACTGTGAAGTCAGGTGTAAAGAATGGTAAAATTTGTTCTAAAATTTGTGTACCGTCTTCGGTGTTTCTCACATAAATTGATAAACTAAAATCAAAATTATATGGAACAGGCACATATTGAGTTCTCATTTTAGATGAACTAAACCCAAAATTTTGCAATGTTGTTTGTTGTTTTCTACTAGAATCGTATGTCAAGCCGTCCATATCAAAACTCATTCTAGGAACGGTTGTTGCAATTGATTTGGTTAATGTTGGATCTGAATTAATTCTAACAAGGTACTTTTCTTTTGCACCATAATTTAATGGCACTTTTGTAATTTCGTGTGCAGTTAAACCATCCTTTGAATAACGAATCAGTTGAATATCATTAAACATGGATCCAAATGCCACCACAATTTTACGGATTGTGCGATTATAGAAATGTGGATTTTTTAACATCTATGGTTCACCAAAAGGATTATGCTCGGTGAAGTCAATAACACCATCAGCTTCGCCTTGAATACGATTATTATCAATGACATCCTCAAATGCAGTATCCATTGTAGAGGTATCAGATTCAGTATTGATTCGCCAAGCCGCACCAGAAGTTGCGCCATATACAAATGAGTTAGCAGTAAAGTCTCCATTAACTCTGTAAATATCCACAGAAGAACCAACAGTATAATCGTGTACTGTAGCGTGTGCAGTAGAATTGGCATATGTTGTGTCAGCTGATTGATAAATGATTTCATCAGCAACATACTTGCCTGTGCCACCCGCTTTCAATGTAAGTCTTGTTCTTGGATAAGCATCTTTAATTTGACCATCAATCTCAGAGTTACCAGTGAGAACTAACTCATTAGAGAATACAAACTGTTTCATCTTTAATGCATAAACATAAACATTACCACCACGACCACGTCCTAATGTATAAAACATGGCTTGATTATTTTCATGTTCTACGAAAGTAATTTCAAAGAAGTTTTGAATCAATGGAATGTAAATCAAATCACCTTCAAATGGGCGTCTTTGATTTACTGTTGATGTGAACCTGCGGCGAGAAACAAGAAGAGTCAATTCATCTCTAATTTCAAGACCAAATTTGGACATGAAATCACCTTCACCATCCATGCCAGTCACATTTTCCAAATACATTTCAATTGGATATGCAGATGTGTATTGCTTTAGAGTATCTTCACCATACAACAAATCTTCACTATCACCACTTGTTCGTGGCATATAATAAACATCCATGCCGTGGATGCCAAGAGATTCTATCACCAAATCCTCAACAAGCAGCTGCTCACTGGTGATTTGGTGTAATGGGAAATTCTGGAAATAGAAGTTTGTGCTAATTTTGAACTCCTATTGATTGTTGTTTTCTTTTTTGCCATGATAATTTTATAGCCTCAGAAAGAATTTTTCTTTTTTCTGGATCGGAATATCGTTTCAAATTTCTGTTAGAACACATTTCTTTATAAGAAGCATCTTTCTTTTTGCCTAATTTAGCTAAACTCATTTTTTCTTTACTGGATTCTTTATGTGTTTTGCCTAACATAGGCTCAACGACTCTTTTATTTCTAGCTATTTTTAATTTTTCTATAGATTCTGGACTAAATTTTTTACCTTTTCGGTTTGAATTGCCAATTCTAGATTTGGATAATTTTTCTAGATGTTCTTTAGATTGTTTTCCTCTTAAACCTTCATGGTAAAATTTATTTGTATTGTCAGTTTTATTCAACCAACTTTCATTCAATACAGCGTTTATTTTTTTAATAACTCTTGTTTCCCAATTTCTAGCTAAATTGGTAGAGGTAAAAGTTTTTCTAACTTGAATAACATCCGGTTCACCATATTTTTCTCTATACATTTTTACTTGTTTAGAAGATGTGAAATATTTAACCCATAGGTCGTCAGGTTTACAATTTTTAGCAAACCTAACTCCATAATACCATTTATCAATATGAGACCAACCAATTAAATATGTGTATGGCATTCCATCAGCCCATCATAATTTCTGACGGCAATACATTAATAACGTGCATCTCTTCTTCTAGATGGCTAATTTCTTCCATCGCCTCATCATAAATTTCTTTACCATTTAATGTTATGCCACCTGGTAATTGTACACCAGAGAACTTTTTAAGATTATTACCCCATTGCATTTTGATTAATGCTGTGGCATATTTCTTTAAGAATCTATCACCCCAAACATCTGGATTGCCAGAAATTGTTGCAGTCACATTCGCTGCTGTGTTAACCATTGGACCACGGACTAATAGTGTTGTTGGTCCTTGAATCTTATCAACCTGAAAACTATCAACACCATTAAAGGTAATGAAGTCGTTTTCTAAAAATTGTTGGTCAAATGTTGTGGAGTAACCTGTAACGACATTGCTACCAGATGTATATGATAATGTACCATTTAAGGTAACTGTAGATGGATTCAATGATCTGTAGCATTCAATGATAACATAGTCGCCTGGACGAACATCTCTTGTCCAATCCATATCAATGAATACTTTGTTCTGTTTACGATTGAATCTAAACTGAGGTGTACCTGAGAACAACATCTCAAGTGTTCTTAGGTGCTGCATGGTAATTTCATATGACACATACGAAACCGATGTGAAGTCATACAAATCATGCAAGCGTAATTGATAACGCAAGTCAAACATATTGATTGATGAGCTAGAACTAGTGAATGGCCAGACACCTGTTACAAATGTTACCGCATCTGGACAATAAACCCAGCGGCGATTAATATCAGCTTCTGTCAATTGATGCTTCATATACATCTTCTCTGTACCATCAAAATGATAATCGGAAAAGTAATTTAATGCATCGTCAACACGGTCTTCCACTTGGTCATCATCGACATTTATTTCAATAACGGGGAAACCAAGTTTTCTTAAGCAATATGTTTTGAATTCAGCACGAGTTGATGGTGTGGCCATTTAATGTTCCTTTAACTATGGACTATTTATACCGCTTTAAAAATAGAAAAAAAAAGCACCCGAAGGTGCTTTCTTCTTTGGAGTTTATACCATTAGATTGGCACTTCTTCCCACTGGAACGAACCCCAGAAACCGGCAGTGTTAGCAGCGGTTGAGGTGTAGATTGAAGCAGCATAACCTGGAGGAATAATCAAACTACCTTCCAAGTCATACAGTGATGTAATAGTACTGAAAACTGTAATAGCACCAGTACCAACAACACCTAAGATATGTGCAGGTAATGCAGCAGTAGAGTAGGTAACAGTAGCAACAGAATATGCCAGTGCAGTTGGAGCAGCACCACCAAGATACAAGTTACGAGTAGTTGCCGCAGTAGTTGTTGCAACAGCAGAAACAACACCTAGTGTGGTTAAACCTACGACAACAACAGCAGCAGGAGCAACTGGGAATGCCACACCAACTTTATTAACTACCAAGTTGTTGATGTTACCAACTGGGTTATACAATACCAAACCTGTATATGCAGCGGCTGAAGCAATAATACCAGCAGAAGTAACAGAAGCGGCTGGTGATGTTGCTAAAAATAAGTTACGGCGATATGCAGTTTCGTAATAACGACCATGCAGTTCTGATACAATGGTGTCACCCAATTGACCGGCACGAGCAGGAGCCTGTAAACCTGCTGAAATTGATGTAGTTGTCGCTATTGGACCAACCTGGTTTTGAATTAGCATTTTGTAAAACTCCTTGAATTAGTTACACTATTAATGTGTTAGTTATTTATATTTATAAAATTTTGAAAATTACATCTGATTGTTAAACAGAGAAGCATCGTTTCTCATTTGTGTTGGTTCATCACCCAAATATGGTTGCGGATTGATTGCTGCAGCAGAAGATCCATTCATATTTGCAGCCATAATACGGGGTAATTCGTATAATTGTTGGTTCATAATTTTCATTTCTTGTAGAATAAGACCTAAAACTTCAACATAATTTAGTCCTTCGTACATCATCGTGTCTTGTACTGATAATGCAACTTGGTTATTGAATCCACTAAGTGTGACAGGTATTGCGCCGGTTGTACCAGTTGCAAATGCAGCGTTACTAGAAGGCACCACACGGTTGCCAGTGACCAAATCACCCAATGGTGTTGAGGCAATACGTCTTCCCAAACCTGCTGGGTCAATACCACCAGCAATTACAGGGTTGGAAGTTGGAGCAACACCCGCAGCAGTAGAACCACCAACACCTAATGTACCAGCAAGACCACCTGTTACCGCAGCAGTACCACCAACCTGAACAATGTTCATACCCAACTGAGCAGTAGCAGCAGCTACAGCAGCACCACCAATCTGTTGTACGTTGACAAGGTTATTGGTAAACGGTTGATTTCTCAGATAGTAAGTGAACTGTCCAGCAACCGAAGCAATTACTCTTATATAACGTGTTAAACATGGGAATACAAAACTGTTGACAGCAGCCAATGCTGTGGTTGCAAGGCCAGTTGATATGTTATATCCCGATAAAGCACTAAAAGTTACACCATCATTCGATCCTGCGACCGCAGCGACAAGACCCGCACCTGTTGTAATAGCTATACTCTGATAGCCAGTGGTATCAATGATTGTCTGTGATCCAGTGGCCAACTGAATGACTGTACTTGGGGCAGGAGCATCCGACAGAATAAACGCACCTGAAGCGTCTTGTTTGATACCTGAGTTCTGTGCTTGTAACTTGACATTCAAGGGTGAGTTATTGGTCTCATCCATGGCCCAGGACAGTTTGTCCACAGTTGATATTGGTGATTGCCCACCGTCAATTATCATGTCACACGAACCAGTGATGTTGGTTACATTGTATCTGAGATATTGAGCTTCAGCACGAACAGAGAATATACCCGTTGTTTCCAACTGAGTTTTCTGGCTCATACTGTTGAGTTCGGTAACCAGAGCAGGATACCAAGTTACGTTATTCAGAGAACGCTCAAATGTAATTATACCACGCCATATTTGATTAGCAGTCTGGTTGATCTGAATCAGAGCAGTATCATAACCAGTTAAATCAAAAGTAGGTCCGGCACCAGTAGTTGTTATTGTACCACTAAAAAGTATTTTATTGTCTTGATTGGATGTACCAATGTAACTCATATTAGGTCACCTCTATGGCAGAAATGATGACATCCACGGATTGTGAAGATGATACATTAATAAAACTACCTTGTCCAACAACAATTTTATTTGAATCAATAATACTCAATGATGTTCCACTTGGAATTAAAATATTTCTTGCAATATTGGCAGTGTAGTTTGTTGTGTTAGCTAAAGTCACGTTTGCTATTGCGGAGTTGGCAGTATTATTGCATAGAATTAAACCCACCATCGTAGACTGTATGCCTGATGTAGTAGGATTGTAAACAACCGTAGAGGTTGTAACATTGTTTGCAAGATAGTTTGTATAGTTTATTGGCATGATGTTATTTATACGATAAAGGATTGCGCTAATGCGATTTTGGCAATATCAACAAGGGCATTTGAAGAACCATATGGTATATAGACAGATGTTGTTACGTTGACATTTCCCGTTACCACTAAGTTATTATTCGAAGTAAAGAACTGTAAATTGGCGGTATTTGCCAATGTTCCGGTTGTATCAGCAAAAATGACTGAATTTGCTGTGTATCCAGAAGAAGTACCACCACCACCAGTATTTGCTTTATCAAATGCAGCTTGTGCCAGTATATTAGCAGAGTTAGCTTTATTGAATGCTGAAACTGTATACTGATATATTACAGCATCATTTGCTTGTAAAAAAGTATTAGCGGAATAAGCATAGGCGTTGATGGTGTTGGCATAATTACCTAATTCTATACCATTATCATAAATTCCTGTTGCGTATACATTACCAGAAACACCAACACCACCAGTAACAACTAAAGAACCGGTACCTGTATTAACACTAGGTCTATTGGAATATATTTGTAAATTAGTATTTGCGGCCGATAACCGCATCATATCGTTAGCGGTATTAACTCCATTAACAGCAAAAATAATATCATTCTGCAATTCTGTTGCAATTACTAAATCACCACCACCAGTTGTCGTATTACCTGCTACTAAAAAATAACCATCATTTGGGCCAATTAAACCGTAATCTGGATAATTATAAGAACTACTTGCAATACCAATGTCAACATAACCTTCAAGGTATGTTCCATTGTCTGCTGTTAAGAAAACATCAGAAGATGAATTTGCACCAGAATTAATATTTTGATGATTGACACCAGCATAACCATTATAGTTAGCATTAAATTGTGTTATCATCTGTGGTTGAATTAAGTAGCCTGATGATATACCTGCATACAACGCATTGAAACCGTTACTTGAAATACCAAAAAATTGACCAGTATTACCAGTAACTTGAACTGATGTTACATTACCCGTAAATGCTACATTACCTAAAACAGTTAAATCTTGTTGAACCGTGACATTACCTGATACAGTACCACCACTCTTAGTGAAGTATGTGAAATCTCCATATGCTTTTAAATTAGTATTTGCAGTATCAGTGTATGATTTAGCTAATGTTAATGTTGATGCATCGTTTGCTTGTAGGAACGTATTAGCGGTATCTGTATACGATCTAGCTGACGTTAGAGTTATATAATCATTTGCTTGTAAAAAAGTGTTTGCAGAATAAGCATATGCATTAACTGTATTAGCAAAATTATAAGAACCTTGTGCTAATGAATTTGCTGTATTTGCTTGGTCATATGCAGACTGCGCTAAAACATTAGCTGAGTTGGCTTTATTAAAAGCAAATTGTCCAGTTGTACTAATAAGAGCTGAATTTGCAGCAGCAAAAGCGGCTTGAGCAAATGCCAATGATGAAAGATAAATGCCACCTGCCGTAACACCATCCTGAATAGTCAATAATTTTTGGTCAGTATCTACAATTAATTCAGCCAAAGGACCAGTATACGATGCTGTCTGAGCAGTCGTACCTCGTCTGACTTGAACAATTAGGGAAGTATTTGCTGGCATTATATTCCTAGATTAGATATATTGTATTTATAATGTGCCGTAATCATATGTCACCGGCACTATAGGATCGCCAATCCATCCATAGTCACTATACGGACTGAAGGTAATTATAAAAGATCCTGATGCACCTGTATTTGCTTTATTGAATGCGGCCTGTGCTAAGATATTTGCTGCATTAGCTTTAGCAAAAGCGGCAGTTATACTTAAATTTTGTGTAGTATCAACACCTTGAGTTACTATTGTATTTGCTTGTGCAGAGTTGGCAGTATTAAATGCTGCTTGGGTGAATACACTTGAACCAGCAGAATTCGCAGCGTCATAAGCGGCCTGTGCTAGAACATTTGCAGAGTTTGCTTGCGTAAATGCCGACTGAGTAAATATGTTTACCGTATTGGCAAAATTATATCCTGATTGTGCTAATACATTGGCAGCATTGGCCTGATTGAATGCCGCATTAGCAGTATTTCTTGCATATGAATCTGTTGCAACACCAGCAGTAGTCTGTGATGATCCGTCAGGAAATACGATACCACCTGTTGTTGTATAGATTGTTGGTACTGTAATGTTTGCAACAATTAAAGTATTATTAGATGTTGTAAATAATAATGACGATGAGTTTGTTGTGTACCCTGTGCTGTTTGCAAATATGACAGCGTTTGGTAATAAACCAGTTAAACTTGATCCTGTATTTGCTTTATCAAATGCAGCTTGTGCTAATACATTTGCGGAGTTAGCTTTATCAAACGCAGCATTGGCAGTATTTCTTGCAAAACCATCCGCTGCACTTCCACCAGATATAGTATTGGCAAAAGCAAAGGCAGCATTTGCATGATTGAATGCAGCACCAGCAGTATTGTTTGATGCGTTGGCTTGTGCATATGCTGAATATGAATATACATCAACTGTATTAGCAAAAATAAATGCTGCCTGTGCAGTATTATTTGCCGTATTAGCTTGCGTAAATGCTGCTTGACTAAAAACAGCATTAGCACTAATCCATGTGTTCTGAGTAGCGTCAACACCCTGCGTAATTACTGTGTTTGACTGAGCAGAGTTAGCAGTACTATATGCTGAATATGCATATACATTAACAGTATTAGCAAATGTAAATGCTGCCTGTGCAGTTATGTTCGCAGTATTAGCTTTATCAAAGGCAGCATTGGCATTATTGATAGCAGTATTTGCAGTTGAATCAACTTTTATAATTAAGTTGCCATCAGCCGTACCATCACGCCACCAGTATTCAACAACAGAGCTACCACTAGTAATACCAACAACGAGACCTTGGTATCTGTTAGCTAAGATGACCGCTGCTATTGCGGTTGCGGTGTCTGCGTGTGGACCATAGCGAGAATCGGCTGCTTTTGGAGCCTGTATACTTAGATTGTCGTTTAGTATAATTGCCATGGGTTAGCTGAATTGTATTGAACCACTGGTTGTTGTAGCATAACCTGAAATGTAAATATTGAAATTCACACCAGACCAATATGCACTAGGAGAAGTAACTGCTTGCGATACAGGACTTAAAATAAATTGTCCTGAACCAATACTACCATTATTTAGAGCAGTATTATACCAAGTTGTTTTTGCCGCATATCCAGTTTGAACTGCTAACCAAACATATTGCGAACTTGCTGCAAATGTAATTGTTAATGTTCCAGAACCTACTGCCAAGACTCTTGTTGCTGTACCTGCTTGAATAGCTGCAGCAATAGATGCTGTCGTTGGCTGTGTTGATGAAATACCCCAGAAGTATGGGTAAATGCCTGTAATAGAGGTGCTAGTGGAAGCAAAACCAGCATTGTTTGCTGATTGTGGGTTAGTTGTAGACAATACTGCAAACGCATTGGTATCTGTTGTACCTTTGTTCGTAAGTTTTGCTAAACCTGCACCATAGTTTCCGTATCCAGTCCATGTCGTTGTACCAGAAACGATTGTATTTGAATCTGTGTATGTATTTGCGTATGAATAGTTTTGATTGTTTGGATCACTAAACCCATACTGAGCAGCAATATTAGATATAGAAGTTACGGTAGGACTATTGTTTGTTGTTAAGTTAATTGTGTTACGGTTAATTCTTATTTGCGTGAATGCACCAGCATCATTTTTACTACCAGTCGCTGTCAATGATTGATTGATTACTTGACCAATCTCAAATGTTCCACTATTGTTTGCCGTCAATACAATAGTTGGTATTGTGTAAGATGGACCAAGTGTTGGGAACAATATTGAATCTAATACTTGTACAATCGTAAGTGTTTTCCATACAGATGCATTTTGTACAGTTGCACCACCAACCGAAATGCTGTTTACTGTGTTACCAATAGCAGTATTGTAATTATATGGTGATGTATTACCTAACAAGTATATAATGTTTGCGTTTGCAGAAGCTAATCCACCCTGTACTGTATTTGCAGCATCATAACTAGATTGTGCTAGAACATTGGCAGAGTTAGCCTTATCAAATGCAGCTTGTGTAAAGGCACTTGAACCTGCAGCATTCGCAGCATTATAGGCAGCCTGCGCCAAGACATTAGCAGAATTGGCCTTATCATAAGATGCTTGAGTATAAACAGCAAGGTCTGTGCCATTAACTGTTATTGTATTTGCAACTACGTTACCCTTAAAGTATGCAGAGTATACGTTAGCTTGAGCAAAACTTGGATGTGCAATATTAATTAAGTTGTTTGATGATACTTCTGGTGTATATTCTTTAAAGAAGATCCATTCTTTCAGATTTGGATCTCTGATAATACCAGTATGTGCATTCTGAGTAGCGTTATAGTGCCCAATAATACCGATATCAACAATATCTGATGTGTAATTATTATTTGCAAGATATATTAGTGGGTCGTTCAGTATAATGGAACTAGTATTAAGTGTTGTACTATTACCAAGAACTGTCAAGTTACCAGTAATAGTTAAATCATTAGTAATTGAGACTGAACCTGAAACTGTTCCACCTGTTTTAGGATAGAAAGTATTGTCAACATAAGACTTTAGGTTAGTATTTGCAGTATTAGTATACGATGTGGCCGATGCTAATGTTGATGCATCATTTGCCTGTAAAAATGTGTTAGCTGAATATGCATAACTGTTTACCGTATTAGCATAATCGTAACTTGCTTGAGCTAATACATTCGCAGAGTTTGCCTTATTGAATGCTGCTTGAGTAAATGTACTTGAACCAGCTGAATTTGCAGCATCATATGCAGCCTGTGCCAAAACATTAGCTGAATTGGCTTTATCAAACGCAGACTGTGATGATGTATTAACCGTATTGGCTTGAGTAAACGCAGCATTAGCATAGAGACTAGCAGATGTAGCATTTTGTTGTGCAGAGTTGGCAGCTTCAAATGCACCGTTCGCATATGTTGCCGCTGAGTTAGCAACATAACTTGGAGTATTTGCTTGAACAAAAGATGCATTCGCTTGAATAAAAGCAGCGTTTGCTTGGTTACGAACCCAAGTATCAGATGCACTATTAGCAGCTGCAAAGGCCGCATTAGCATAAATTGATGCTGAGTTAGCAACAGCAAATGCAGAGTTAGCATATGAACCTGATGATGAAGCACCAGCGCTAGTATTGGCCGCAGCAAAAGCAGCATTAGCAGTATTGTATATTAACTGCTGTTGTGCAATATACGATTGACCACCAATTGGTATTACACTATTTCCATTAGCAGTACCAATGAACAGTGTATTACTTACATACGAATATGCTGGCTCACCAATGTATAATGTCTGTGGTGTCGCATTTGCTGTAGAAGTTCTAATCTGTATTAGGGTATTAGCCATTAAAATGTGCCGCCATAAACATTAATAGCTATAGCTGTAACTGAATTAGCTATAAATTTACCAGTTGCAGAATCATATTGGATCACTTGTTTATCTTGTAAATTCGTAATATTTGTATCAGTCAATTCTACCAGTGCAACATTAGGTTTTGGTTTAAAATTCTGTGAAGCAATCGTTGAACGAGTTTGCTGAATTAAAGAAATTTTACCTATGTCATTGCCAGAATTGACAGTTACATTTATACCCATTATTGTGTAACTCCTGGTGTTACAACAATGACTCCTTCAACAACTCTTGTCTTTATAGTTGTTGGTGCTGTTATAACAAGATCAAAAACGTATCTTCCTGGAATTAAATTAGCTGTGTTTGCAGCCGTCATCGACATAGTAATTTCACCGTTTGCATTACCGGTAACTGTAGATGTTATGGTGTTATATGATGTTGAATAATACGACTTACGCATCTGAGATGATGCAATATAATTTGTTAAATTTACAGCAGAACCTGCGGTATCTTCTACATTAACTGTCGTAGAGAAAGTCGCTCCCTGCTCCAGTAAAATTTCCGTGTATGCTGCCACAATATCTCCTTAACTTACTTTACCCACTATTTAGTCGAATCTGGCATTCACGGTAACAAAAAACCCGCCGTAGCGGGCTTGTTTATTTCACTGGTGGTTCTTCAAGTGGTTTAGGGTACTTTTCTTTGACTTCTTTGATAACCTTGAACCAATCGGAATTTTCTAAACTAATACCTTTATTGATAGCGTGCCACAAAAGATCCAGTTGCTCGAACCCATCTGGATATTCTTTGCATCTATCATAAGCATATTGATAATGTTTTGCTAACTTTTCTTGGTAAGCAAACTCTTCATCAATCTCTTTCTTAGTTGGTGCAGATAATCCATTTGGATCCCACCATCTATTATAGGTAATCTCACCGCCACCCATTGCAATTTCATATTGACATCCAGGTCTTAGAGCCTTGATTGCAGTATCAATACCAATTGCCATTCCATTTTCGCCAGTAAAATTGGCCATTACTTCTTTTGCATCCATAATATATCTCCAATAATTAAGGTGTTACTGATTCAACCCAAGATGTTGTGGCTTCGTCCCAATTATAAAACTTGCCATCAGTTGGCATTGGAACTGGTGCTTCCCATTGAGCAGTACCTTCATTTAGAACCCAGCTTGCATATGGTTTTGGTGCAATAAAGGCATCACGTTTAGCATCATATGTATAACCAATACCTGCATAGTTTTTTCTGATAGTACCATTATATGATGTTTGCTTCCAGGTGACTCCTGGTTCAACACCGTAAATACTTTCTAGGTATGTGACACCAACAGATTCTTGTTCTGTACCGGTGCCATCTGTGACATTCCAGTTATCAACAACTGAAACATGAACTACTACATTGTCTGAATTTAGTTTAGCAAAGTGTGCCATTATAACTCCTATAGTATAAAATGATACACTTATTTATATGCGGTTAATTGACAGTATAAATTGGGTTCGCACTTATAAATGTTCCGGTACCAGTAAAAGTGTGGATTTGGTAACCACCAGATGTTGTTACTGTCCCGCCGCTTGCTAGTGGCACTCCACTCAAATAACGAACTATTACAACACCAGAACCGCCACTACCTCCAGGAGCTACATAGCCATTTTCAACATCACCATCGGAACCTCCACCACCGCCGCCACCGGTATTTGCTGTTCCCGGAGTGCCGCCGCCACCTCCTGCACCACCACCTCCTGCACCGCCGCCTCCGTTTGGAGCGCCACCACCACCGCCGCCGTAGTATACGGCAGATCCTGTAATTGATGATTGAACTCCTGTTCCACCTGTTGTACTATTAGGTGGTGTATTGCCACCAGCGCCTCCATTTGGCGTACCTCCTGCGCCTCCATTTCCTGGATTTTCATATATTCGCATTGCGCCGCCTGCACCATATGTTGATGTAACTGTCGAAAAAGAACTAGGTGAACTACTTCCACCAACTGTTGCAGTATAAGATGTACCTCCAGTTAATGAAAGTGATCCTGTACTTACACCACCTCCGCCGCCGCCACCACCAGGAGTACTACCAAAGTAACTACTACCACCCGGACCTCCACCTCCAACCACCAAATATTCTACTGTTAATGGTAAAAAACCACCAACACCCAATCCAACAGGAAAAGCATAACCAGCTGGTCTCACACCTTTTCTATTTACAGAAGAAAAGGTAATATCAGAAGTTTTTTTAATTGCCATATTAAGTTATTTCCGTACCAAAAGCCGCAAATGAAATATTAGCGTTACTTGTGTTAGCTGCTAAAACCATTCCAGCGTTTGCAGTTAATCCGATTGTCAAAATAATAGAATCAGCTGCAGGTACAGTTGCACCACGAACCAAGAAAGTTGCAGCATTAGCAGGTGAAGCAAACTCTGAAGAATTCATTAATGCTAAACTGTATGATGCATTAACAGATGATTGATTACAAATAGTAATTGTTGAGATTACTGCTTGTGTTGCAGCTGGTATAACATACACATTCGTTTGTGTATTTGCACTTGGGTTGATAGCCCCTAATCGTTTATAAGCATTTGGCATTTTACATTCCTGATAACATTAAAATATTTGGTAGTGGATCGGAGGTGGTAACTAATGCGGCTGTTGTGACTGCACTAACACGACCATTAGCTTCTAGTGTGATTGATGCAATAGTATTAGCATTACCATATACTCCTGATGTTATTGTGATTCCAGTTACATCGGTATTTGCTTTAGTGAATGCTGAATTAGCATATGAACCAGCAGAATTGGCAACAGCAAATCCTGAGTTGGCATATACACCAGCAGAATTAGCAGTGGCAAATGCTGAGTTGGCATATGAACCAGCAGAATTTGCTGCAACAAAAGCACTATTAGCATAAATTGCAGCTGAGTTTGCTGTATCAGTTGATATTGCACCTGGTGCTATTTTTGCAGCTGTTACTGCACCATCAGCAATTCTTGGAGTTGTAACTGAACCATCTGATGGGACTTGTGTTGCAGAACCATTACCAATGTGTAGAATGACTAAGTTGTTTGTACCGTTGGCTGGTGCTGAAACAAATGATATAACATCAGCAATCAGAGTGTATGTTGTTGGTGGTTGATACAGACCAGAAATGAATACGGCAATAGATGCAGTACTAGCAGGTGCTCTGGTTAGCGTGAAATTAGTCGTACTCGCATTACCAGAAAATGTATCTGTAATGAAGGGTATGGATTGGGTTAAATTACCAATGTAGGACATGGATGTTTTCTCTTATTGATGTTTCAATATTTATGCAGTATAGGAACCGGTTCCTGTAAACTTATGAATCGTATAACCACCAGAAGAAGTTATAGTTCCTCCTGTCCCTCGTTGTGAACCAAGGTAACTAATGATTACTATGCCCGATCCGCCGGCACCACCACCAGTAGCAGGACTGTCGTTACCACCACCAGAACCGCCGCCAGTATTAACCGTTCCTGCATATCCTGCAGCACCACCACTAGCTCCAAAAGTTCCATCTCCTCCGCCACCAGCACCGCCAGGCCCAGCTACGCCAGATCCGTATGATCCGCCTCCACCACCACCTGCATATGTTACGCCCAAACCAGATATTGAAGAAGATACGCCAGCACCACCGGCTCGGCCGCTGACTCCGTTAGCTCCAGCTGCACCGGCCCCACCTCCACCACCTCCACTTCTTGCACCAACTGATTCCCCATTGCCACCGCCATAGCCTTGTCCTGGTGTTCCTGAACCTCCTGGAGTAGCACTATATCCTGCACCTCCGCCACCAGATCCGCCATTTCCGCTTGATGGTGAATTTAGAGTACTTCCAAAACCACCACCGATTGATGTAACAACAGATCCAAAACTAGAATTTGATCCATTATTACCATCAGTATATAGCGTACAAGCAGCACCCCCACCACCAACTGTAATTGGAAATACAGTACTTGCAACTATTGTAGTTATACCAGTTAACATTCCACCAGCACCACCACCTCCACCATCTCTCGCTCCACCAGAACCACCACCAGCAACAACTAGATAATTAATAACATAACCGGTAATTTTACTTTGTTGAATTGCAGAAAGTGGTGTAAAACCTTGAGTTGTACTACCAACTAAGTTGAAAGATTTACCAATAAAACCATTGTTGGTTCTAGCCATTACGATATAGCCTCAAA